CGACGTGTAGTAATACGAGTCACTAAATGAACTACCACCACCACGACATTGAAACGAGCCACTCAAAGTTCCGTTGTTGTTATGAGTAAATGTTACACTTCTAGTTCCTATCAACACGCTTCCAGCACCATTTATTCCCCAGATTTTTTCTGATGCTATTGTATACCAAGTACCTGCAAATTTAAAATGTGCATTTACACCAGATTGGTGGAATAATAAATTATTATCATAAACTTGGATGTATGCTTTTACTGTTAGCGTTGATGTGTTATTTGTTTTATTTTGGGTATAAGTATAATCAAAATAAAATCTCGTATCGGGATCGTATGGAGTATTACTTCCACTCCCTATGTAATAAGTGTATAATCGTGCCATTAGCTACCTCCTGTATCTTTTGCCCAATACCATCCAGGTTTTGATCCTGTGGTTCTTGCTATAATTTTTATTGGTGGCATTGAGATTTGTGAATTTGCTTTTAATTTCTCCACCTCTGTTGTATCTCCATTTAATGAGAACACTCTTTTTATATTTCCATTTACTTTTGAATAACCAGCGAATTCTAATGGACTCATTACTGTGTAACTCCCAGCGTATATGCTGGACTTAACAAGCACACCATTATTGTTGATGTTAATTTGTGAATTTAGGATTTCTCCTGCCGCTTGTTGATATGCAGTTTTTATCGCACCAACATTACACATGTTATCTGTAAATGTGGCATCACTATCTTCGCTACCATAAATCTCAATATCATAAAAGGACTGCTTTGGTAGCAATCCTTTTATTATGTATTCCTTATAAAAAACTTCTTCATTTTCTGGTATTTGAATAATGTATTCTTCTAAATCATTTGTTATTTTAAAATAACAATTACCAATTAGTGATTTCTTTATTATTGTTGAAAACGTGTAGTATGTTTTCTCACTTGCTGGAATTGATTCATCATCTGGCTTTACTGATATTCTTTGTTTAATGCTTCCATTGTTAAATAAAAAAGCACCACCTGATTTTGAACCATTCGAAGTTAATTCTGTATTACTTATGTGTTCTACATTTCCTGTTTTAGTCCAATTTTGAAATTCAGCAAATCCCACACTATTGATAATTAAATTATTACCTCCACTAGTTTGAACATCAAATTTAAATCCTTCTATGTCTAACACTAAACTATTCAATGTATCTGATAATCCTGTTATTCTTTCTATCGACATTTGTCCGGCTGTAATGTAGTCAGCTACTATTTGTCCATCTGATGTTACTGCAATTCCATAAGGACCACCTATTCCTGTGGATGAATAACCAAGCCCATTTATGTTCCATCTCCACACTTTTTGAGCTTCATTCGGATTTTCGTTATCCATTATAAATAACTCGTTTCTTGTTTTATAAACATAACCACCCATCGCATTTAGTATTTGCGTAGTAGCATCTTGTTTGGCACTATTCAAAATATTCAAATCTGATTTTTCTAATTTTTGAATTAACTGATTAGTCGCATTTATAAAACTACTTTCTTTTTTATCATTATTTGATAATTCGAACTCAATGTATTTTTCTGCTAGTACATCATAAGTTGTTGATATAACTTTCAACTTTTCTTTTAGACCTAAATGTGGAACAATTGCATTTACGTAATCTCCCAAATAAATCTTTTCCATCGATGAGTATAAACTTTTATATTCTTCTGTTTTTGATAATTCTAAAAAATCCACTTGTACCGATATCATTGGTTTATCGATTCCTTGATTAAATTGATCGTATACTGCTTGTCGAAGTTCATCCAATGCCATTTCTTCTGTGATTCCATTTTCTTCATCTATCTTAATTTCTGGGAATTCTAATTTTTGGATTTTTGGATGAATGTAATTATTAATCAATGGACTTTCTACAAACATTTCCGGTAATAACAATCCATCAAATCCTACAGGATATATTCGTGTAACTACACCGGTTATGTCTATATCCCATGTGATTTCTTTCATGTTTTTTCCATATCGTATTTCTACGCCTCTGTCTAATCCCTTATTAGTATTAATTGAAAATGTTTTATTGTTTCTGTGAAGTTCTCCACCCCACACATTTACGAATGAATTATCACTTCCAATTAATGCATCAACATAATTTCTTCTTACGTACCTAGCTGATGCTATTTTGAGAATATCCGAAGAACAAATAAAGTCATTCGCGTACACTGTTCTTTCATTTATCCACTTTATTGCACTATCTCCATCCCTTTGAGTTGGTGCTACATTTTCTAGGAAGTTATCAGCAAGATCATAAAAAATATGCGTGGCGTACACTTTAATTCTTTTTAGTTGTTTTGATATTAACTTAATTCTAAATAACTGATCTTCTCCACTAGGATTTCCTACTGGAGCTTTTATTATGTTTTCTTCAACTATTTTTTCTATAAACGCTCCACTTACAGGATATTCAAATTCAAGGTCGTATTTCCCATTTAGGACTTCTGTGCAAGTGCATGATATTACATCCTTTAGTATTCCTATTCCATTGTGTTGGAAGTTTGTTTCTTTTTTATCATATAATCTAATCATAACCAGAAACTCCTATACTCTATTTCCATGTTAGTAAATGTTGACGATTCTTCACATAAAACACTAATAACATTGTTTCCTGGTTTCAATTTAGGATAATCTCCTGTCATCAATGAATTTAGGTTATTTCCATTTCCATCACTAACATTCATAAGTTCTCCATCTATAACTATAGGAACTGATAAATTATCAAAATGCATAATTGTTCCATTTATGTGGATTTCAACATTTCCTGTTGCTTCAAGGTTTACTTTCAGTGGAGTTTCGTAGTATGTTTCTACACTTATCGTTTCTTCCTCTGTTGTTGTTTTGTTCACAACATACGATTTCACACTTTTTGAAAATGGTTGAACTTCAAACGCAATAATAAATCTACGATACCTTTTAAACAGGCGTTCTATTGGGATTGCATTGATTATTTTTGCTTCGTAATAATAATCAGGATAATCAGAAAATATTAGATCACCATTACCATCTAGCCACACTAAAATCTCCATTATCATCTTATCTATTTCTTCTTTAGTTTTATTATCTGGTGGTAGGAATGTACATTCAATTTCTAATGTTTTACCATTGTACCCATTATCACTTTCAAATAAAAAACCATCACGTCCAGGGACGGTTATCATTTCGCCCCTGCGTTCTGGTTTGATTCTTGGTGGTAACTTTAATATTGAAATGCCCATTTCTCTGGAATTGACACCTTTATAAATAAAAAATGGTTTCATTATGCAGTACCTCCATTTCCAATTAATTCTTTCTTGGCTATGTATTCCATTTCTGCCATTAATTCTTCAACATCTTGCTCTCTATTGTTTTCAAAATGTTCTATTGTTAAATAAATATTAACATTCTTATTTGTTGTGGTTTTAGTATTGTTATTAACCTGTGACACACTATTCTTTCTAGCTGGATTTAATCCTGTCAATTCATAATCCAATCCATCTGGAACAAAGTTAATTGTATTCATTAGGTTATCCATCGAATCTTCTACCTTATCTAGGTTTTCATCAAGTCCAATAGCAAGTCCTTGATCGATCTGATTTCCGAAAGTCATAAAAACACGAGATGGTGATTTGATTCCAAAAAACTTTTTAAATGCATCAATAGCCCCGGTAGCTATACTTTTCAAAGTGTTAACTACTAAATCTTTCGCTGCCTTTAGTCCTGCTACTAATCCATTTATAATTGATTTACCAATACTACCCCAGTCTATCTTTTTGAATGCATCAAAAATCGCAGTCACTATTAATGGGATTGATTCTATAATCTTTGGAATCGCCTTCACAAGCCCTTGAGCCAGAGCGATGATTAGCTTGATTCCCATATCAATTAATAATGGCAAGTTTGAGGCTATAAAATCAATTAAACTTAAAATTACCGATAAAATACCATCAATAATTTTATCGATGTTATTGACTATACCTTGAGTCAATGCAAGTAGTAGCTTCAATCCTGTTTCTAAAATCAAAGGCAAGTTAGAAATTATTTTATCTACTAACATAAAAATGACATCGAGCATTTTTGAAAGCAAAATTTCAACATTATCGCCAACCCCTTGAGCCAATGTTATGATAATCGAAACCGCCCCATCAATTAAAACTGGGACATTAGCAATTATTACATCAAGCAAACTCATGAGTAGGTCTAATCCTAATGGAATCAACCTTGGGATTTCTGCTGTAATCATATTGACAAAACCTTGAATGATGGTTGGTGCTTTTTCAACCGCAATTGTTAAAAATTGATCCAATTGAGCACCAAACTGGCTTTGTGCTAATCCTAACCCTGCAAGTAGTAGTCCTACTATCGCAAATGGTCCTACAAGTTTCATAGCAAGTGTAGCGACTTTTTTTAATTTATTAGCACCTGTTGTTGCTATCGTTCCTAGGCGTCCAAAAGCCTGCTGTACTTTCGCAATCATTGGAGCCAGGGCTGTTCCTACCTTATTTGTCAAAGGAGCGAAGAAACCGCTTATTTTGCTTGTCAAAGGGGCTATCTTACTTGTGATTGCATCTCCTATTGTTCCAAGGTATGGAATTTTTGATACAAACTTGCTAATTGCACTAGTACATGATGTTCCCATGTGCGTAGCGAATGTTTTTAGTCCTGTTGTTGCAACTCCTAATTTTTGAGTCAACAAATTGATTCCACTGTATGCTGAAGACACACCTTTTGTTAGTTTTCCAATAACAATTAATCCAGGTCCTATCGATGCAGCGAATGCTCCCATCTTTATTACTGTCTTTTGTGTTTCTTCATCCATTTCTGCAAATTTAGCAATTAAACCATTTACTACTTGTAATATTTTCGTTGCCTGTGGTAGTAGGTTATTCCCTAGTATTGTTGCTAGTTCTTTTATTCCTTCTGTTAGGATTCTCGTTTGGTTGGCGAATCCTTGATTGGTTCTTTGGAAGTCTCCACTAGCATTTTTTGTAACTTCTTGTACATAAGCAAGTCGCAACATTACTTTTTCTTGCTGGTTCATTGCTGATATTTTTTTCTTGATTCCTTGCGTGTATGCAAACTCCTGCAAGTTGGTTTCTGTCATTACGATACCATATTTTTTTAAGGCTTCTGTTTCTCCTGTGAATATAGCTGCCAATGCAGTTTGTGCCATTTCTTGAGAGGTATTTTTAAATGATGCCATGTCCGCACTTAATTGAACTAATTGCATCGATACTCCTGATGCTTCTTCTTTTGTTAGTCCAAGTGCTGTCGCCATATCCCCATATAAAGCAGCACCATCCAATGCACTTTGACGAGATAATCCCATCGCTGTTAACGATGTTTTACTCCACTCTAGGATTGTGTCTGTACACTCTCCAAATACAACTTCTGTTTTACTCAAGGTTTCTTCTAGGTCTGATGCCATTTTTACGCCTGCCATTGTAGCTGCGATTATTGGACCAGTTAGTTTTGTTGTTAGGCTATTTCCTAGTCTTTCAACTCTATCTCCAAATGTATAAAGTTTTGCATTTAAGGAATCCACTTTATTACTAAAATTGTCAAGGAGACTTGGTTGTTGTTTCAATTCTTCCTTGACTTCTTTTAGTTCTCTTTCCATATTATTTAATGCGGTTGTCGCATTATTCATTTTAATTTCTAAATTTTGAGTAGCATTAGCATCTTTACCTTTGGTTGTTACTGATTCTTCATATGCCTTGCGTAATCCTTCAACTTTCTTTTTTTGAAGTTCTATTTTTTCGGACAAGGATGACGCCTTGGTTTTTAATTGTTCAGAAGTATTTCCAAAGTTTTTAACTGAACTTTGTGACACTTTTAATTCGCTATCCAATATTTTTAATTGCTTATCAATTCTTTGGACTCCTTGTTCGAATTCCTTGGAATCAAAAAGCATTCCGACTTTTAGTTTCCAATTCGCCATAGCTTATCTCCTTTTCTAGAAGACATCATCAATGTAACCGAACTGTACCTCCTCCACCGGATCATCATTTGCTTGATTTCTAAATCTCGCATAAATTCTAGATTTAATCGCTATTTGTTTTGGCGTGCTTCTCCAAAATTCATAGTCACTCAATTTTAGGATTTCTTTACCTAAATAAAAAAGCCATTCCCAATCTATGCTTGAGTCTGATGATCCGGTTGTTCGTTTTTTCCACTTGACGTGTCCTTTTCATCATTCTCATCCTCCTCGAACGCATTATTGATTAATTTAGTAATTGCTTTTTCTATTGCTGTAAAATTATTCATGTCTATTAATTTACCAACTTCAAATTCTGTTAATGATTCATCAGTTGATTTTAAAACTGAATACAGGAATGATCTCACAGCTTTCAATTTCTTTTTCTTTAATTCTGCAATTGCGATTTGTAATGAACCGAAAATGTCTTCCAATTCTGCCATCGCATTCAAGTCAAAGTTCATTTCATACTTACGACCTTTTAATTCACTTGTTGTTGATTGTGGCTGTAAATCTTTTCCTGTTACTCTTTTTTGTCTATTGTAATTACTATGATTTTTATGTTTACTCATTTCTAGTTTCTCCTATTCTATTCTTATTGTGCTGTTGGTTCTTGAACTGATGTGAAGAACGCATCAAGTTTCGCTGTATCTACACCATCTGCATCAGTATCCAACATCATTCTCCAATTACCGTCGCTTTCACGATCATAAAACTTACCTTTAATTTTTGTAGTTTTACTATTAGGTTTTTCTCCTTTTGTTTCGTATTCATCTTCGATTTCATTGAATGCACCTTTGTATAAAACACAATAACGATATACTGGTTTTGCTTTAGTGCTATTTGATTTTTCACTTCTAAATAATAAAGCAAGTTTTGGAGCTTTATCTCCGCTATTTTCTACTAATTCTCCATTGGAATATTTCTTTCCTAGAATTAATGCTCTGTGTTCTAGTGTTAGTGCATTTTGCTCTATTTCTACTTCGCATCCTGCGAATGCTGTTAGTTCATCTTCAACACCATCATCACTATACAAAGTTTCACTATTCACACTTGGAGTGATTTTAGCAGTGATTGCTCTACTAATTTTGATTGGTTTCTCGTACACTGTTCCACTTGAACCATCACTAGTGATTAGTGCAACGTGTACATCTTTTAACCCAATTTGTCTTGGGGTTACTGATTTATTTTCTGCTGGCATCTTATTCAACCTCCTTTATATTTTCTAATTTGAAACGAAATGCCTTATGATAAATTTTAGTTTCTCTTTCATATAAATCTTCTTCATCATCAAGCAAAAAATCTTCATTGAGCATTGCCTGTATGATTTCTTTTTCTATGTTTTTGTATTTTGGATTTTTAGTCCATAAATCTACCTGCATTATGTATACTGCCGGTATTACTTCATCTTCCGAATATTCGTATTCATAATCGTATTCAAAAAATGTTATGTATGTTTCTGGCGGATTAACGATTTCTTGATAACCACTAGGGATTGTTAATTTATCGAGAGCTCTTTTTGTCTTTTCTCTTATATTCATAGTCCGAGTTCCTTTCTTATTCTTTCTGAAAAAACATTAAAACATTTATTTTTATTTTTACTCATTGACTTATTCATAAATGGTTTTTTGGGATAGTTTTGATTCGATGTTCCCCACTCTATAAACTTGGCATAGTAGTAATCACTTCTGTCTGACTTTTCCCACCCATATTCGATACTCCTGAATCCATTTTCTCTCACTAACTTTAATGGGATGTTATCAGCCATGTGTCCATCTCCATACTTTCCTACGTGTCCTTTTTTATTTCGTGGAGCAGTTTTTTTTGCTGTTTCGTATGCTGGTTGGATTGCTTCTTCCAGTGCATCATCGATCATATTACTATCTAGCACTTCACTCATTTTGTTTAGGTCATTTACAATTGCATCTAGCCCATCAAAATCAAGTCTTGCTGCCATATAATTTTTCGCCTTTAGTTATTAGTTTTATGTAATTTTCATCAACTTCATAAATATCAAGAACATTATAAACGCGATTCTCGTACACTATTTGAATGTCACTACTGCATAATGATTTATAATTTTTTCTTATTGTCATATTGGTTTCTACTTGAGTTACAACCGAATTGTCTTCGTTAGTAGTTCTTACTATCTTATCTTCTATTGCTGCGAATACTATTCGTAATGTTACCCATTCTTTTTGTTCGATGCCCTCGCTATCAATATGATTTTGAAACTTTTTTATTTCAATTTTTTTATTGAGTTTCCCCGGATTCATCTTCTTCCACCTGACCGCAGTATCTCATTTGAAAAATAATCGCATCCACGCTATGTTTTATTGAGTCATTTACTGTACCTATGATTGTTCGATTGTCATTCCAGTGTTCTATTAGTAATAATTGAGCAATGTCTGACAATTCGCTTGGTGTAAATTTTCCACAAGCATTTTCTAGATAAATCTTTGATCCTGCTATTAACGAACGAATAAATTCATCATCTTCTTCATAATCAATTCGCAAATATTCTTTTGCTTTCTTTAAATCCACCATGATTTCATCTCCTTAATAAATCAAGAGAGGTTATTAGCCTCTCTTATTCTGTTGGGTTTTGTGTTCCTTCATCTCCTGTTGTTGGAGTTTCTGGATTATATGCAGGAGTAGTTGGTTCTACTGATGTAGTTGCTGCCTCTGTTACATTTTTAACATAAACAACTGGTTTTTCTGTTGGTGCTGTTAATTTGATATTTAAATATGATTTTGTATCTTTTGTAACAACATCATCTCTTTGGATTGCACGAATTAATGTTAAATTCTTTGTGAACCCAGCTTCTTTTGACACAGCAAGTGCCATTTCTTCTCTATCCATAAACTTGATAGCTTCTTCTAAATTACCAATGTAAACTGGTGATGCACCATCTTCATCTGGAATGTTAGTGTTGGCATAAACTTCGATATTAATTCCTGATAACATTTTTTTAGTTGGATCAGTTGGATTTGGTTGTAGGATTGGTTTTCCTGTTGCATCTACCCATTGATCCATAATGTCAAAGCCATTTTGATTAGTGATGATTACTGTTCCAGCTAATAATTCAGGATCAAGTTTAGTGTTAATAGCTGATTTAATTTCTGCGTGTGTACTTGCATTTAATTGGATACCATTAACTTTTAAAATTGATAAAATCTTTCTATTATCTGTTACTACTGATTTTCTTGCTAACCATTTGTTGATGTATTTAACAAGTCCACCTTTTTCATCAGCTAATAATGTGTTTGAAATTGGTAGGATTCCACCTTTATCAGTGATTGCGAATTTTTGTTGTTTTAATGTTGGTGACATTAATTCTCCAATTTCTGTTGCTTCTGTGATATCAACGAATGGTTCGATTGTATCTCCATTTTCATAAACGAATGAACCACTTGTTGTACTTGTTGGTTGAACATCTACGAATTGTTTTAATGGTTTATATTGTCTTTTTAATTCATTAATTTCTGTGTAGATGTCTTGAGGAATAATTACTGCTACACTATTTTGATCCTCTCCTGGTGTAGTAGTTTCTACTAACACATCTCTTTCTTCTTTAGATAATTTTTTACCTTGTAGGAATTTTACTAGGGCTGTTCTTGTTTCTGTTTTCTTTTTCATAGCTCTATTTTCCTCTACTTCTTTTACTTCTACTACTTCGTTATCATCGCTAACTGTTGCCTCTAATTCTTGTACTTGTTCTTCTAGTACAATTTCATCTTTTATTTTTTGAGCTTCTTCAGTTGCTTTTTGTCCTTCCTCTACTTTACCTGCATCAATTAACTCTCTAGCTTCCTTTAATTTTGCAGTTAGATTTCTTCTTAATTCAATTAATTTCTTATTCATTTTTTTCTCTCCCTTTTCTATATTTTTAATAATTCAATCATTGCACTTACTTGTGCTTTTCGTAGTTCTTCCAGAACTCTTTCTTCTTTTGTCTTTAGGTTGTTTTGTTCCAAAGACCTTTTTCCTACCTCACTTGTTGGATAAGCAGGAAACGGTGTTGGAGATATCTCGATTAAATCAATGTCAAGTAATGTTCTTTCGTAGACATCTTCATCTTTTAGATATTCCCATTTATCGCCATTGTCACGAATATAAAATCCAAATGAAACACCATCAACATCGCCTCTTTTTATTGATTCGTAGATGTCTTTTGCTTGATTACTATTTGGCAATTCCAATTCAAATCGTAATCCTATATCATCTTCTACCAATTGCAATGTTCTTGATTTCGTACTTCCTAGCACGATGTCCGAATTATGATTCCATAATGCTTTGATCGTGTTTTCTTCGAGACTTTTGGCGAATGCACCTTTAGCGACTCTTTCGTACCATTCATCATAAAGCAACAAGCTCCTTTCGTTGAACTTTACTACGTAGCCTTTGATTGCCATGGTTTCTGGCTTATCAGTATTTTCTCTGACCGAGATTTCCATCGCTGGGATGTATCTAATCTCCTTGATTTTCTTCTCCATCGTTACCACCTCCTTCACTCTTTTCATCATCTATATTTTCATTTGGATTATCTTGGTTATTTTCTGGAGGTTTATCTCCATTTTCTTGATCCTTAATTTTGACTTTTTGTTTTTGATACTCATTCATCAAATCTATGTCAATGTAATTTAAGGACATATAATGTTTATCTCCATTTTTAATTTTGTCTTTATCTTCTAACTCACGAACTTCATTTATGGAGTAAATTCCTAAATTAATCATTTTTTCGTAGTAAGCTGCACGATTAGTGCTATCTCCACGAAGTAATGAATTTAAATTAAATTTAAAATAATACTTTTTAGTTTCTATTTC